GCCTCGTCGTAGCTGATGACGACACGATGTTCACCGGCCTCAATAAATCCGAGCTTGCCCGTCGGCTGACGAAAACGAATGCCCCCGCATCGCATATCGACCGGATCGTGCTGGACCTCGATCCCGCATCCTGATATTAACAATTGTTAACAATCCAGAAGAAAGGAACACCACATGACAAATCGTGAGATGGCCAAGACACCTGGTTTCGTCAACCTCTGTGAAAAGTACAACGTCAAACCCACCGCCCGCCAATTCAGCAAGATGCGGCTCGGTAAGGGCCTGCTGGTGCTTCGCCGAAAGGGATTAATTGCACTAAACTCCAAACACAAAGGAAGTGCCTCATGAAAATCCAATACACCCCAATCGCAGTCGTCCCACGGCCCCTTGCCAATCTCATCAAGGACCATCCGGTACTTCGAGAGTATGAATACAAGGCCGGTAAAACCGTCGATCAAGAGGGCACCTTCTTTGACTGCCTGGTCTTCACCCTGACCGGTACCGTACCGGCTGGTGCCGCAGCCGCCTACTTCGCCGACGCAGTGCTCCCTGTGTTCGAGCCACGGGCCTTCTTGTACCGAGACAACGAGGGGTTTATCTGGGTGGTCTGCCGTGATGACAAAGGGGAGCCCTGCTTCCTGCTGCAAGGTTTACAGGACCCGTATGACGGTGATCGGCAGATCCGGGTCGATAACCTCGTGACGAAGTGGCGTTCTTTCTTTCCTGAGGAGGTGTTTTAATGTCTGATGCTAATAGCATTCTACAGGTACTATATCAAGTGGCCGATGCCCCGACGCAGAGGCTTAAGATCGAGCTGTTGAAGCAGCAAGGGACTCCGGAGCTTGCCTTATACCTCCGATATGCCAAAGATCCGAGCTTTGCGTATCACATGACCAAGCGCAATATCCCGGCGGCCGCAGCGCACTCAGAAAGCCACTTCCCGGCAGACTTCAAGGGCCTCATTGCCCTACTAAACTCCATGCACGATCAGCGCTGGAACAAACCAGATACCAAACTGTTCGTTGCGGACTGGCTGAAGCGGGCATCAGAGTCCTATCGGCTGCTGTTTCAAATGGCCATCGACCGGAAGCTCCCCGGCAACCTTGGCCGGACCCTGATTAACAAGGTGTGGCCGGAGTTGATTTACAAACAGCCGTATGGAGGCTGCAAGCCCTGGGACCCAAATATGGTGCATAAACGCTTTACCTGGGGCACCGACAACCACCTCCAGCACAAAGAGGACGGTATGACGTTGATGATTGACATCAGCAACCTCTCAGTGCACACGCGGCAGGGCCAGGATGTGACAAAACAGATGCGCCGCTACGTCCAGCCCATCTTCGACACCCTCAGCGGCTACGAGAACGTTCTGCATGTCGAGGCCATGATGTTTGAGCCAGACTGCCACCTACGCATGAAGCGCCCAAAGGCTAATGGACTCTACAACAAGATCTTCAAACATGAGGGGAGCGTCGCCTCCGGCCGTATGCTGTTTGTCATCCTGGACTGCATCGACAGCTACCACTTCTACAACGGCTGTGATCCGACCGACCAGGCCGAGCGCTACGTCAATCTCACACACCTCGCGCAGCTATACCAGACCAAGACCAGAGACTTCTGGACCACGGTGCCGAAGATGGAGGCCGTCCAACAGACAGCGGTTAAGAGCCTGGAGGATGCCAGAGCCATCACCCAGAACATCATCAAGATGGGTGGCGAAGGCGCCATCCTGAAGGACCCTCGCGGGGCCTGGAGGTCAACCAAAATGGCAAGCCAGATGAAGATCAAGCATGAGTTCGAGTGTACCATGTTGGTTGTCGGCTACAAGCCCCATAAGGTAAATCCGGAGTGGGTCGGAAGCCTGAACGTCGCATCATCCTGCGGCAACATAAGCACCTTCGTCGGTTCCGGACTGAACGAGGAGGACGGCAGCGACCTCGACCGGCGCCAGGGCTTCGAGGCCTTTGACGGTAAGCTGGTGGAGGTAAAGGCCGAAAGCGTCAGCAAACACAACGCCCTGAACCTACCCCGGATCGTGGAGATTCGCACCGATAAGGAGTGGGCAGACGATTCCCGGCACATCATCGCCGAGGCGAATCCCGGCATATAGGAGGCCCCATGACATACCACGACCTGCTTTATATGAAAAGGGCAATTGAGGCTTTAGAGCGCCGCGTCTACTCCCAGGAGGTGCACGCCGAGAAGCTTGACGCCGTAGATACCCGCGTCGTTGAGCATTGCGAGGATCTACTCAATCGGGTGGCCGCATTGGAGGACCAGATCAAGAAACACCTCAACTAATTCACCCTTGGTTTAAGAAAGGAGGCGCGATGCGCCAGAATAAAGCGGTAAACGTCAAGCGCTGCGACTGCAAGCACGCCTATCAGGATAAGCGATACGGCAAATCCAGGCGGCTGCATAACCCAAACACCAAAGGTCAGATGGTCTGCACAGTTTGCGCCAAGGCCAAATAGGAGGGCATGATGAGCGCCAGAGTCAAAGCAATCCTGATGGAACGTGATGGCATGGACGAAGGGGCGGCTGAAGATCTGATCGCAGATTTCGTAGAGGATCTCGACGCCGTCCTGCTCGTATATGCCGATGGTTCGGAAGAAGACGCCATTCAAGGCCTGTCCGATGCCGATGAACTGCTCAGGGATTATTTCGGCCTTGAGCCCGATTACCTCGTTGACTTTTTATAGGAGGGCACATGCCAGCCAAGAAAACATTTTCCTGCAAGACCTGCGGCGAGTGCCTTGTATGGTTTCCTGAATACGACGGGGCGGTCAAGGGCCAGTGCCGACTGCTCCCACCGACACCGTACAGCGCATACGATTCACAGTATCCGGTGACCCGTGAAAACACTGCGGCATGTTTCGCAGGCATCAAGCAGCCAGCACCGGCGAAGAAAAGAAAAGTTGTCAAAAAATGAAATAATTTTTCGAGGAGATGTTAACAAATGTTAATAGATGATTTCGAATATATGCAGCAGATCCTTGAGGATCACAATAGGGAGGGCAAAACCCATGACACATCCGAAACTATCGATTCTGGTGGCGCGGACGAGTTTGGCGGCTTTAGGTCTCGGGACAGAGACCCTTTTATACGGCATCCCGGTTGGCGACACGGTTAAATTCCATGCCCATGAGCGCCGCTACTATGAAACCTCTGAACTCTGGGGCTATGGCATCAACTGCGGCCGCCCGGTGGTGATTCCCGCAGAACTTGTCGAGGCGGTGATCTATGGAAATTAACATTAAAGATTTCCGAGCCCTTCAGCTACCGGCTCTTGGAGCAAGTATCAAGGTGCCGCACCCAGGCTGCACCGACTCGAATGCTTTAATGATCAGTAACAATGAGAACGGGTACAGCTTCCACTGCTTTAAATGCGGGGAGCATACCTTCATGTATCATGAATCACAATCATATCGGGACCGCAAGCACAGAGAGGCCGCGATAGCAGCCGCGAGGCAAGAGAAAAAGCGGCAGGGGTTTGACTTACCCCTGGACTTTTCCCAGACGATAGCCCCGGCAGGCCTTGCGTGGTTGGGTTCCGGCGGTTGGACCGCCGACCTCATCTTCAAGTATGGGATCGGTTGGTCCGACCGTCTATCAAGAGTGGTACTCCCCTTGGACATCGGGTGGCAGGCCCGAGCGGTCATGGAGGGGCATCAACCGAAGTACCTGTCGAAGTGCCCGACGGATATGATCTGGCGCTCTGAGCCAATAACAGACCGCGTCTGCTTGGTTGAAGATGTCCTTAGCGCAGGGCGGGTTGGCCAGTTGTATCCGTCGGTAGCTATTCTCGGAACCGAGCCCCGCAGCGTTATGCAGTGGATCGGCCAGTGCAAAGAGGTAGTCTTGTGGTTCGACAACGACGACGCCGGTCGCACGGCTCGTGCCAAGATCGAGAAAGTGTTGCGCTGGATTCCAAGCATCAGGCTGTTGGAAGTGCGGACAGCCATGGACCCAAAGAAGTATACCACTCGGGAGATCAGAATGTTTCTGGAAAGGAGGGCCGGTGTTCGAAATTTATAAGACCACCCTGCAATTGATCAAGCATAAAGAGCGCTATAACAAACTGCGGGGAATCATCAACCAGACGGTTATCGATGCAGACGTCAAGAAGCTGTTGACATGTGTTGATCAGTACTGGCGAAACTACCCAGGACACGACCGCGTAAACCCTGATACCCTGCTGGCTGAGCTTGGCCTGAAGTACCAGGACATGGCCGAGGCTGATAAGCAGATGTACGCGGGGATGATCGACGTCATGATGCAGGAGCCCGACGAGGACACCGCCAAGGGCTTCATCAGGAGCATCAGAACCCTGGACTTTGCAGATAGATTGGAGAAGGCTTATGAAGCGTTTCACTCAGGTGCTGACATGGACCTGTTCGACACAGTCAAACATCTCGGAGAGACGTTTGAGGCTGATATCTCACGCTACGAATCTGTTGACTACGTCCGCGACTCAATCATCGAGATCATACGCGACGCAGAGCACGGCACCCGACTCCCTTGGCACCTTACGGGTCTTAATGGAGCTATGCCAACTTGTCGTACGGGGGAGCAGATTATATTCGCTGCACGCCCCGGTAAGGGTAAGACGTCGTTTTGTGCCGCCCAGGCTGTTCACGTGGCTTCTTGCACACCGGATGATAGACCCGTCGTTTGGTTCAACAACGAAAGCTATGGCACTAAGATCAAAGGTACTTTGTATCGAGCAGCTCTTGGTCGTACTTTCAATGAAATTGTTGAGCTTGGAGGAGAAGCAGCGCAGGAGATGTATGAAGAGGCTACGGGTGGTCGAGATCGTATCCGGATCTTTGACATCCATGGCCGGGACTATCGCTTCCTGGAAGGGCTCATTGCCAAGCACAAACCGGCAGTCATATTCTGGGACATGTTGGATAATGTCCACGGTTTCGGAGAGGCTCAAAGGACTGACCTCCGCTTGGAATCGTTATACCAGTGGGCGCGTGAGCAGTCGGTTATCCATGACTTTCTGTCGATTCCTACCAGCCAGATTTCTGTAGAGGGTGAGGGCCTGGCCTGGTGTGATCAGTCGATGTTGAAGGACAGCAAGACAGCGAAGCAAGGCGCCTGTGATGCCATAATCATGATGGGGTCGGTGAGCAAAAAGAACCAGCTCGACAGCCGCTTCCTCTACATACCGAAGACCAAGTATGCTCCGTCCAAAGGCTTCCGGGCCGACTGTGCACAGGAGATCGTCTTTGACGGTGCCCGTTGCAAGTTCACTGAGGCCATGGCAGAGGAGGCCCCGAATGCCTGACGTCTTTCACATCCTCATCATCTTCATCATATACTGGTGCTGGAAGACCGGCAGCCGGTATTAACAATTGTTAACAGAAAGGATTAACCAATGGCCAATAGAAACTACCAAGATCCTGAGGTTCGGATCGCCCGCCAGATGCGGAAGGTCGTCATGAAAGCCGCGAGGCTTCCTGAGAAAGCGACCAGGCTGATGGACCGCTACGCCAAGAAATACGAGAGCCTGGATCAGAAACTCAAAGACGTCCAGCGGGCCAAGAATCCAGCAGGTGTCCACTAATGGGTGCCATCGGGAAGGACTACGTGGTCACCTCTGCTATGGGCAAGCTGGTGGCATACAGTGGCGTCAGCTCAATTGAGGACATGCCGAATGGCGGCATCAAGATCTGGGATACCGAAGGTAATGAAGTCTACACCTACGGTCCCTCAGGCTACCAGGGATACGCCGAGCAACGGGACGAAGGAGGACGATAGTGGATGAAAAATATATGGTTTTCGATGTTGAGACGACTTACGGGTCGGCGTTCGGCCGAGCCGGTAACCCCTTCGCCCCAGGTCTTATCAGTCTATGTGCCTCTGGTTTCCTTTCGGGTGCTGGCGACTACCGGGATCACTACCTTGTACGTCCGGACAACAGCGGCGCGCGACAGGGAGTTACAAGAGGCTCTGAGGAATGGCTTGGTTCTTTCCCTGACCTTACGGGAATGGATGTCCTTGTCGGTCATAACATCAAGTTCGATTTACTGTGGTACTGGCGGCACCCAAGCCTGGAAGCCTTTCTCAAGAAGGGTGGCGTCATCTGGGATACCGCTTACGCCGAGTACCTGCTTAGCGGACAGTTCTACCACAACGCACTCCCCGAGCACTTAAGGCCGAGCCTGAAGAACTGCTGCCAGCGCCGGGGGTTAACCCATAAACTGGACATCGTCAAGGCCCTCTGGGACCAGGGTGTCAGAACGGAGGATATCAACGAAGACGTACTGCTGGAATACCTACAAGGAGATTGTGTGTCGACAGCGGAGCTGTACGAGGCCCAGGTGGCTCAGGCGCAGCGCCAGAACCAGATGCACATGATCCAAGGACGCATGGAAGGCCTTCTTGCTACTACCGAAATGGAGTACAATGGTCTATTGATCGACCTTGATGAGGCTGCGGTCCAGCAGAGGCTATTGGAGGAGCACATCGCCACGCTCCGTGAGCAGTTAACCGTACATATCCCGCCCCTGCCAGAGGGTCTTGAGTTCAATTGGAACTCAGGCAGGCATCTCTCAGCGCTGCTGTTTGGCGGTACTATCCCATATAAGGCGAAAGGGGAAGTTACCGATGAGGAAGGCAATCCCGTTTATTACCTCACTACTGAGCGACGACCCATTACTGGACCGGATGGCGAGGTCATACTTTACAAAAGTGGCAAGAACAAAGGCAAAGTCAAGACGAAGAATTACCGAGTCCCAGACATCAAGCGGGGTCCGAAAACTAAGCTTTTCGACTACGTCCATACAATGGAAGGTGTTACCAAAGGCCACCACAAGTGGAGGTCCAGCACCTTCGAGAAGACAGGGCAGTACAGTACGTCCGCTCACGTTCTCGACGTCCTCAAGAAGCGCGACATTGCGCTGGTCAACGACCTCCTTGCCTTACGGGGCGCAGAGAAAGACCTCGGGACCTACTACCAGCGAGTGTATCGAGGCAAGCTCTCGGGGATGCTCACGATGGTTGGAGACGACGGATTCCTGCACCACAATCTCAATCATAACATTACTAAGACTTCGCGCTTGTCGTCGGAGAAGCCTAAATAAGATTGGGCTTCTAAAACTTCGTTATATCAGGGAAACCCCACGTGGGCAATCCTGAGTTATGACTTATTACCTGTTATATTCAATCGAAAGGATTGTAGGATGACACAAACGAAACAAGACATTTGCACCTTGTATGAAACCACGGAATTGACTTTGGCACAAATAGGTTCGGTCGTCGGATGCTCTGGCACGCAAGTTGGAAGAATAGTAAAAAAGCAATACAAGCGCGGCTACCGAGTGCGGAGGACCAGAAGGCTACTGTCCAAGGCCTCAACAGGAACCAAAAACGCAAGGCACATATCTGGGGTCACATACGATAGCAAGGGGTACGCCTGTGTTGAAAAACCCCCGTGGTTCACAGGAAGAAAAGCACGAAACCGTATGTTTTTACACCATGTAGTATTATGTGAAAAACTGCACATCACCGAGATACCTGCCGGACATTGTGTACATCACGTAGATGGTGACATACTAAACAACGTGCCAGAAAACTTGCGGCTAATGACAATGTCTGATCATACAAGGTTGCACCATCGTTTGCGTAAGAATCGTAATGCAGAGACTATCCGAAAGGAGTAGGCGGCAAGTGCCGTCGAAAAGCGAAGGTCCCTTATGAGGGATATGATATAGTCCGACACTGGCAGCAATGCCAGGGATCTAACGAATCCATAACGGAAAGAATCTCCAGAATCTTCCGGGGAAAGGTAAGTCGAAAGTCCGCAGTCTCTTTGTTTCCCGATTCGGAGATGAGGGACTCATGGTCGAGGCCGACTACTCGCAATTAGAGGTCGTCTGCAAGGCAGTCCTCTCAGGAGATCGTAACCTGATGCAGGCCCTTGCGGACGGAGTATGCTTCCACTGTGATTGGCTGGCACTCAGTCCGGCCGGTGAGGGCAAGAGCTACGAGGAGGTGCACCGCTTATGCAAAGAAGAACACCATCCTGTATGGGTTGGAAAACGGAGGATGATCAAACCGCTTACCTTCGGCGAAGCCTATGGGGCAGGCGTCCAGAGCTTAGCAGAGTCTACCAAAATGGACCCGGACGACATCGTCGCTGCTATCGAGGCCCGCAAGCTGAAGTACCCGGACATGTACCAGTACGACGAGGACAACATCGAAGCAGTGAAGAAGTCCAGGCGCCCAAGCAACGTGCTTACAGAGGCCGGTCACCAAGCTGGCATTGGCTACTTGCGAACGGCTACGGACACTATCTATCACTTTATCGAGCAAGATGCACCTGACTGGTTGCAGCACCAGGGGCAGATGACCTCGTTCAAACCGACCACCATCAAGAACTTCCCGTCCCAAGGCTTGGGCGGCGAGGTGATGCAGGTATCCTTGGGCCGTGTGTTCCGCTGGCTGCTGGATAACAATCGCTTCGAGGATAAGTTCTTACTGATCAACACCGTCCACGACTGTGTATGGGCAGACGTACACCAGTCCGCTAAGGTTCATTTGTATGAGATGCAAGAGATCCTGGAGGACGTCAGCCCGTACTTCACCGAACACTACCCCAACGTATGGTGGGACACAGCCTTTCCGGTTGAGACCGAGATCGGCCCCACCATGTATGATCTGGAGGTTTTACATTGATCGTACCTGAAGGTTTCAAATCACTTGACAAGTACCCGACGCGCACCTACGTCTACCCCAACGGCTTCCGCTACGAAGTCAAGAACATCATCGCCATCAAGGTCAAGAGAACGCCCAGCGGCGACAGCCATCGGCTTGTTGTCCGCGAGAAAGGCAAACACACCGGCACCGGCGTCTACGTCGCCCCGGTTGGGTCGCCATCGAGTGGGAAGTGGCCCGGGACCTGCCGGCATTCACATTCTAAGATTGCTAACAATTGTTAACACTGAAAGGATTTTAATATGGCAGTTTCAGTCAATACCGAAGCACTCCCTGAGAAGGGTGAAGGCAAAGAGCGTAAGAAAGAGACCAAGTACATCAAGGCCGGTAACCGCGTTGCCCGCCTGGTGGGCTACGTCGAGCAGGGCATCCATAAGCAGATGTTCAAAGGTCAGCCCGCCAAGTACGAATCCGGCAAGAAGCGCGGCCAGGAGAAGCCCGCCGTGCTGCACATCGCCCTGACCTTCGAGTTCCCGGCAGAGGAATACACCGGGGAATATCCCCTGACCATCAGCACCTCCCGCCGCATGAAGAACGGCGAGTTCTTTGACGCCCTCACCGTCCCGGCCTCCCTGGCCGACGGCACCATGAGCAAGGGCTACGCCATGAAGACGAAGTTCATGAAGTTCCTTACCTCCATGCAGGCCGCTACCGGCCAGACCTATGCCAGCCTGGCAGACTTCGCAGCCGAGCAATCGGCGGTGATGATCAACGTCACCAACAAGAAAGGCAAACGCGACGAAGAGACCGGCGTCCAGCCCGTCTATGCCAACATGAAGCCCGACGGAATCATGCCCCCGCGCTTCGAGCATCCGGTGACCGGGGAGGTGCAGCTTGTGGAGGTGCCGCCTGCCATCGAAACCTACGCCGTGTTCGATTGGGACGCCCCGACCAAGGAAGCCTGGGAGGCCCTGCCGCCCTGGCATAAGGAGACCATCAAAGCAGCCTTGAACTTCGGCGGCTCTCCCATCGAAGCCCTCTTGGAGAAGCATCCGGAGCTGGATCAGGATGAGGACCAGGACCAGACCGACGGCAAACCGGCAGAACCGAACGGGCAGAACGTGACCCCCGCCGACATGGCCGGAACCCAAGAAGACATTCCTGTCTAATCTCAAGGACGGTGCCACGTAGCTGGTGGAGGCGTGGTTAAATGATTTCACCCTTTGAAAAATAATACGCAGCCGTCCTTTACAAACCGATAGCTCAGGGATAATGCTATGATACGACGATTTATGCTTCGCGCAAAGAAACGCTTTGACTATCAGGGCCGGTTCGATTACGAGACCGGCGATATGTTTTACACCATATACCTTCGTGAGCATACCAGCAGGATAGGTACCGACCTCCCGATACCTGGGGCCTTTATCAGCCTTCCAGGCTACCGCACCCTCCAGTGGCCTCAGACACTTGCTTTGCTCAACAGGTACTTCGATAGCGGCTGCCATCTTCAGCCGTGGGAAAGGGGAGACTATGGCGTTTGAAATGCCTGGGGTTGCTGACTCGCCCCGAATACCAAATCGGATCGGGTTAATTGATGCGGATTGTGTCGCATATTGGGGCGCCGCAGGCTGCGACGAGATGACACGGGACGCTGCCCATCAGCGTGTCGACAATCGCATGGCCATGATCATTGATCAGATCCAAACCGACGAAATCCGCTGCTATCTCACGGGGTCCAACAACTTTCGTGAGCGCATTGCCACCTACCAACAATACAAGGGAAACCGCTACGATGCCAACGGCAACCGCCTCAGACCGCAACCGAAGTGGTTGCACTCGTGCCGCCAGTACCTTGTCGAGAACTATGGTGCAGTCCTCTGCGACGGGCAAGAAGCCGACGACGCCCTCGCCATCGCGCAAGTGAAGTGCAACGCGTCCCGGGACTGGCATAGCATTATTAGCAGCATTGACAAGGACTTACGCATTGTCGCTGGCCTCCATCACGATATGAACTCCGGCATCATCATCGAGACTGATGCTCTTGGGGGCCTGGAGATTGATGCCAAGGGTAAGCTCCGGGGCACCGGTATGGCTTTCTTCTATGCCCAACTTCTTATGGGCGATAGCGCCGACTGGATTCCCGGCCTGCCGAAGGTCACGCCCTGGATGAAGGAGACCTTTGAGGAGGTCAAGCGTCTGGGAGGCTGCGGCCCCAAGGCTGCTTACGGCGTCCTGCACGATGCCAAGAGCGAGGAAGAGATGTATGGTCGAGTCCTGGCCTGCTACGAAAGCTATTGGGACGGCGATCACTGGTACGAACACTGGCAGACCGGGGAAACGATCTACCCTGAGCCACGTGAGATGCTGATCGAGCAGGGTCGGCTTCTCTGGATGAGACACTACGAAGGAGAGTTATGGGACCCACCAGTACCCGTATAAAGGCCCTCGCTAAGAGGCTATTCGGTAAAGGCAAGCGTACCAAGCTGGCCAACGGCGTCCGCATCAAGGCCACAGACCTCAAGGAGGTCCGGCAGGCCTTGCTCTTGGAGCAGGAGTGGATCTGCCCACTCTGCCAGCGGGATTTGCATTACGTCAAGGCACAGCAGCGCTGTGTTGATCACGACCATTCGGCCACCGGCCCCACCGCCGGGGCCATCCGAGGCGTCTTGTGTTCCAACTGCAACGGCAACGAGGGCCGCATCAGGAACCGCGTCCTCTGCGCCAAAGGCGCCCTCACGGAGATCGAATGGTTACATAACCTCCTGACTTATTGGCAGAAGCATGCGTACTCTCAGACCGGACTCGTGCATCATACGCATAAGACTCAGGAGGAGAAACGACTACTCAAAAACAAAAAGGCTCGTGAGTATAGGGCCAGAAAGAAACGAGGCAAATAACCATGGGAAAGTACCAAGACGAGGTTGCCAGAGCTACAAAGCGGTTGCAGGAGACCCAAAAGAACTTGAAAGGCGCAGTGGTTGGATACGATGCGGCTCTTGCCGGTACGCGATTCTGGACGGACCTCACCGATGCGTCTGTCGAGCCAGTCTGGAGTTACAGCGATCCACGTAACATTGGCATTCATATCTGGATGAACGCCAAGAAGTACGGACGATACGTCACCCGCCGCGACTTCAACGAGATGGTGGAGATCATTGACGACTACTTGACCGACCGTGGTTACGAGGTGGACTACGCTTACGAAGACGGCTACACCGTCACCGTGAAGCTGATCACCTCCGACTTCACCATTAAGGTCAATTCGTTCGCCGGGGGCGTCTGCAAGCGCAAGGTCATAGCAACCAAAACAATAACCGTCGAAACCTATGGAAATGAGTGTGAATAATGCCCATTCATGAATTCATATGCGACGGATGCGGCAGGCAGATAGAGCGCCTGGTACGCATCCACGTTGATCAAGTCCGCTGCCCTTGCTGCGGCGAGGTGGCTTTCAAGACCATAAGCGCCCCTGCAGCTATCAAAATTAACGGCTTCTCTGAAGCCAATGGTTACAGCAGAAAGGAAGCCGATGAGCAGTAAACTGAAAAACGCAAAGATCCTCTTATGGGATCTGGAGACCCTCCCGATCATGGCATTTGTCTGGGGTATGTGGAAGCAGAACGTCCGGGGGCCTGCCATCCTGAAGGACAAAAGCATCATATGCAGCAGCTACAAATGGCTGCATGAGCGGAAGGTCCATACCTTCAGCATCCATGACGACCTCGCGCAGTACGAGGCCGACCCCTACAACGACAGGGTGGTTGTCGAGCGCATGATCCCGCTGCTGGAAGAGGCCGACTTCTGCGTGGCCCATAACGGCGACAAGTTCGACTACCGAATCCTGAAGGCCCAGGGCATCATCCATGGCCTGGACAGCTTCCGCGCCCGAAAGGTCGATACCCTTCGTATGGCCAAGGCCGCTGGCCTGTTTCCCCGTGGCAATAAGCTTGCAGACCTCGCCGATGTCCTGGGTTGCAATCGCAAAGGCAAGGTCGACTATCAGTGGTGGAAGGAGATCGCCCTGGACAGCAGCCTGCCCGCCATCAGGAGCATGATCAAGTACTGTGAGCAGGATGTCCGGGTACTCGAAGACGTATTCCTACGCCTCCTGCCCCATGCCGAGAACGTCCTGCCGGACATCAGCATCTTGACCGGTGGCAGCCGCGATGATGTCGCCTGCAACCGCTGCGGATCTGAAAAGGTCTACAAACACGGCAAGTACATGAAGAACGTCCTGGTCTATCAGCGCTATAAGTGCCAGACCTGCGGCACAACCTTTATCGGCCGGAAGGCCCTGAACGCAAAGCGAGGATAACATGGCCCAGAAAAAACCATTCGCGCACTGCGATACATGTAAGTTCAACATATGTTTAAACTACCTAAGCCCATGCAACGAGTGTAAGCACCTCAATCCGGTGGCCCGCCCGTCGAAGTGGGAAAAACGGTTCGACTCAGACGATGCCCAAACCGACAACGCCCGCCCAGACCAGCAGCTCGGGGTCGGTGGGGCCAAGGCCGATCAGGGCAAGACCAAGTGGTACCTGCTGCCCTGGAAGGTGATCGAGGGCGTAGCCCAGATTATGACCTTCGGCGCCAACAAATACACCGAGCAGGGCTGGAAGGACGTACCCCAGGCCAAGGATCGCTACTTCGCCGCCTTGATGCGCCACTGGCGCTATATGGACGAAGGCGTCTACCTGGACGACGAGTCCGGACTGCCGCATTGGGCACACTTCTGTTGCAACGCTGTGTTCCTGGGCTACTTTTATATGCAAGAGTCCGATAAGTAGGCACCATTAGGGGCTGTAAGTAGTTGATATTACAGCCCCGTATTTATCCCTGGCTTTAAGAAGAGGTTAAAATAAGGTTATAGGAGGTTAACCTATGCCGATGCACCCAAGGTTAGACGCACACTTAGGGCGTCGTTTAGCAGAGGAAAAGGATGCAGCAGTACGGGCAGAGACTATGGCGTGTCCACCGGTCCAGCCTATGCTTACCGCCCACCTCAGGAAACGCTTTCAGCCCAGCGCCACCATAAAACCGGACCACCCCCAGCTTCAGCAGCTCTTACTCATCCAGCACGGGGTCGAATTGGTTCTAAGGTATCTGGAAGGTCAGTATGACTTGCAGTCCGCTGAGGCAAGAAAGGTTTATGAAAGATGAAATTAAAACAAATCAGGGACGAGGCCACCAAGATTCAGTGGCTTGAGTCCTTCTCATTCCAGTCGCCGCCAAGCATACCCGTACATATCCACGAGATCTACGTTCAGGATACCTGTGTCGGGGCAGTGGCCACTGAGGATTACAGCCTGACAGGTATTCCGCATATCTACATCTTCGAGGAGTATCGCACATCAGAGTACCTGTCTCAGGTCCAGTGGCTATTCGAGAACGTCTACTGCCCGCTGTTCAAAGAGCTTGGTATGTTTTGTTTATCAACCAACTGCTCTCAGGACGACAAAGGCACCCGTAATTTCCTAAGCCGTCTCGGCTTTAGTGTCAAGGAGATCTGCGTAGCAGAGATCGTTCTCTAATATTAACAATTGTTAACATTTGGAGGACTTATGCCAACGCCAGCTATTGGTGAGGCCGCCAGTTGGGATATCAGTGATCGGTATCCTACCAGGCCTGAGCCCGAAAGACCCCTATTTCCGGAAGCGGTTGGGGATGAAACAGAGGTGCGCCCGAGTGGTCTATATGACTGGCGTACCGACATGCAGACCTACGACTATTCAACCTACCATATCGCCGGAACGTACCAAGATCCTTATGTGCTCTCACAGCTTGCTAAACAGGAGGCCATTGAAGCAGCGCCGGTTGAATGGACTCTGGCCGATGCTGAGACCGGCCTGTACCAGCAACAGAGAGTCGGCGGCCCCACTACCGAGGCCTACATGGGTGAGGCCTGGACGAAGCAAGCCGGGACCCACTACACCTGGACCGTCGATAAAGACGTTCGGGCTGAGTTCCTGGAGCAACGAGCCAGCACACTTAAAGACACCTTCGACGTCGGCGCATATAACCGGCGTGCCGGTGCATTCGATTATACCTACAACCCTTTCGGAGATTCCAGTGACGCCGCCCTGGCCCTCCAAGAGTGGGAGCGCAACATCTTCAACCCGAATACCACCGCCGCACAGCGCGAGTACAACAGCTTGCGGTTCGCTCAACTCAATGCAGCGGAGGGCTTCTCTGAGGACACAGTCGCTCAGTACAAGCTCTGGCGCTACGAAGACCGCCTGATCCGCACCAAGCAGCGGGCTGAGTCCTTGGAACAAGTCGGGGATACAGAGGCGGCAGAGCAGCTTCGAGAGGCAGGCCGCATCGGTACTGGTGAGGAGTGGGATATCATGAGTGACCCAACGATGACCACTACCGTCCACGTCGGCGTAGGAGCCACCGGGCCTGGTGAGACCAGGGTCCAGCTTGGCCGCGCCGGTACCCAGGATAGAGCCGCCCGCCAGCGCGGGAAACGACAATTTCAAGCCTAAGGAGGCACCATGGCAACAGCAGCAGGAGCAGGCGTAATGGCTTACGTCGGTGCAACCGGGGCCGGATACGCCACATCAACCGCAGTGGCTTTAGCAGTCTTGGCGGCAGGCGCCACCTACGTCGCCGAGGAACAGCAAAAGAAACAAATGGAAGACATGAGAAACCAGCAGCAGATCCAGCTTGGCATGACTGGTACCCCGTTTGAAAAGACGACGCCCCAGGAAAAGGCCGATATCGCAGAGCTTGACGTTGGCGAGGATGAAGGCAAGAAGGCCAAGCGCAAGCGAGGAAAAGCTGCATTCAAAATTGAGCTATCTAAGGAAGCCCGCAAGAAGGCCGAGGCACAGGCCGAGCAGGGAATCCAAGTCAGTCGCCCTGAGGACGTCGGAGTCCAACTGTAATGGCCTACACCGACGCCCCTGAGAGGGGTGTAATCAAACAGCGGGCAGCCGAGCACGCATCCACCCGAGACAAATATCGGGACCGCGCCCGCGAATACTGCAAGGTGACCATCCCATATCTCGTGCCTGAGATCGAGGACACCGGCAGTTTAGAATTCCAGAACGACTATAACACCGAGGGCGCGAAACTCGTGTCAAACCTCGCTAACTCCTATGTCGAGACTCTGTTCCCGGCAGGTCGGAGCTTCATCAAGCTGATCATGGAGACCGAGGATTACGCAGCCCTTGAGCAGCAGGGCAACGATAAGGCAGAGGTCGAGAACGTCTTTGCCATCATCGAGCGGGACTTTCGCCACAGATTCGATATGGTGCAGTCTCGACCGGCTATGCTGGAGGCCCTCAAACAACTGATTGTAGCGGGGAACGTCTGCCTTTACAAAGGCATGGACGGTATGCTCCAGACCTATGCCATCGATGAGTACTATGTCCTAAGATCCCTGGACGGCACTCTCCTTGAGATTGTCACCGAGGACAAGAAGCTGATCGGATCACTCGACCCAGAACTCCGGGCCGCTGTGCTCGATGATATGAAGCTTCCGGAGGACGATATCGAGACAGAGGTCACCCTCTACACCTGGATTCGCCGTGATCCAGAGAATCAGGACACCTGGTATGTCGATCAATCAGTGGAGGCAATCCCCGTAGGTGAACAGAACACGTATACCACCGATAAGCTTCGCTGGATTCCCGTCATGTGGAACCGGACCCGCCGTGAGATGTATGGTCGTGGCCTGGTCGAGGAGCACTACGGTAGCCTCTGGACCCTCAGCATCCTGTCTGAGGCCCTGGCCGTCGGGTGCGTGACTCTGAGCGACATCAAGTACCTCGTTCGACCCGGGTCGATGGTGGACATCAAAGAGTTGAACTCGTCTGCCAGCGGCACCTATCATTACGGCGATATCGACGACATCAACGCCATCAGCACCGACCGAGCCCGCGACATGCAGCTCATTGAAGTAGTGATGGAACGCTACAAGCGTCACCTGGCTGAGGTGTTCATGTTCCTGCCCGGCACCATGAGAGACGCCGAGCGGGTAACCGCCGAGGAGAACCGTCTGAGAGCACGCTCCCTGGAGCAGGCCCATGGTGGTGTTTACAGCTCCCTCGCCGTCACGATGCAGAAGC